TGGCGCTGTGTTCAAGGTCATTGTCAATGATCAGCTGGGCGCATACATGGGCCAGATCGACATACCAAGCATGCTTGTGCCAGAAGCATTGCCCGAATAAGTCAGGGCAAACGTCAATAGCACAACGTGGATGGACGGGGCACAGCCCCGTCCTGAAGCGATTTGGCGAGGATGGCGATGATGTACGACAATCCAAATGAGCCCATCAGGTGGCCAGACAACGGCAAGCAGAATGTCATTCTTGCTGTGGACGTTCATGGCTGGGCTTTTCATAACAACGCTCGAAACGTTGCGCGATATCTGCGTGACGATTTCAACATTGCGATTATGCCATATCAACGTGTGGCACCCGGCACCGAGTGCGACACGTTGATATGCTATTGGTGGCCGTCATTTTTGGAGCTTGAAAGCAAGATCGAATTCAGGCACGCATGGGCAGGGATTAGGGATGAGTTCAGCTTCAGGAAAAGGGAATTTGCTGGGCACTTCAGGCGGTTGCTTGGAAGCACCATCGACGGTTTCTGGTGTTGTAATCCGCGTGTGCTTGCGGCTGTGAAGGAAAAGACGAAAAAGCCGTGCCATCTGATCATGAACGGCGTGGACTTGGACTTGTTCACGCCACAGCCTTTCCCTGACGAATTCACAGTGGGGTGGGCTGGCAATCCCGATATCCACAACACAATCAAGAATTATGCGCTTGTCCGAGACGCCTGCAACGCGGTTCAGGTGCCTCTGGTGTGCGCAGATGGGTCAATCCCGTATGAGGAAATGACCGAGAAATTTTATAGCAGGATCAGTTGCTTGATCCTTGCTTCAACGTCTGAAGGCACATCGAATCCGGTTTTGGAAGCCATGGCATGCGGAAAGCCGGTGATTGCGTCACGTGTGGGCATTGTGCCTGAAGTGATGGGGCGCAGTGGGCTGGCAGGCTATATCGTGGACGAAATCACCGTCAAATCGTTTGCCCAGTCGATAGCACACATGCGGAAAGGTCCGTTGAAGCGCTGGGGAGTCCGTGCCAGGTCACACGTGCGAGGCTGGTCATGGCACTTCATCGCAAATCAGTATCGGAAATTGCTTGGCGAGCACAGGCGGCGTGTGCTGGTCACGAGCTATTTCAGCAACACGCCTGACAATATTTCGGACGGCGTGATGATGAGCGCGGAACAGGCGCTGGCGTCACCCGAATTTGCTGCCAAGATAAGCACCGTGGGCATGGCGTGGGCCAATCCCCCAAGGCCACTTATCTTATCCACGGACAACCCACAGGACGTTGCTTGGGTGACCAACGAGTTCAGGCCACACGGTGTGCTCATGAAAGGATCGTGGAACCATCTTCAGCGGTGGTCCGAAATCGCTGAGGCATCGAGCGCGCACAAGTTCATTTATTTGCCGTTCTGGGGTGACATTTCAGCGCACGATCCGAAACGAAAAGTGTTCAATGACAATTGCACGATCATGACGCCTGTCATGGGATATGACAAGTGGCTGCGTGAAGAGCGCGGCATCAACGCTGTCCATATGCACTATGGTGTCGAAAAGCTGGAGGCAGAACAAGAGCATGCAGACATCGCGGCGCTTCAGGCCAGTGGACGTTTCGTGCTTGCCTATTTCGGGCGCATGGGGATTTACAAGCAAATCCCTGACTTTGTCGAGCAGTTCAAACGTGTGAAGGAAATTGTGCCAAATGCGCACCTGTGGCTGGCGGGGCTTGCCGAGGGCGGCGACAAGATCACTGACTTGATCAAGTCGCACGGCTTGAAGGATGTGACGTATCACAGGCGGGCGGTTTCGCGCACGGAAATCGGGCAGATATTCAAGACGGCTGACTGCTTGGTTTTCCCGTCATTCCGAGAAACCTATGGCATTGTGAATCTTGAAGCAATGCGAGCGGGCTGCCCGGTTGTGACGTGGGGCGCTGAGTGGCCGATTGATACAAAAGACGGCGTTGGCTACACGCCATCCATGATCGAGTTTGCCGATTATCCTTGGAATGCGGGCGTGTTCAGAGGCGATTGGCAACCGTTCTTGGACATGATTGCCGATGTGGCCGATGAGCCGATGGTTTCAAGACAACGGGCACAGGACTACCAGCCCAAGCTGGCTCATCTGGACCCGTCAGTTGTGATGCTGAGGCTGTCAGAATTCATCCGCAGCAACACGCTTGGAGAGTGACATGGCATTGGTTGAAAGAAGCAATATTGTGCTTCACGGATTCTGGGACAGCGAGTGGCCACAAGAATTAGAGCCACCGCCACCAGGTGACCCACCGGATTTCTCGCTCATTTCACCGGCGCAATGGGATACGGCGCTTGCCAAGCTGCGCGCATTGTTCCAGTCTATCCCTGAAGACACATTCAGCGCAGAAAGCATCAGCACGTATGCCACCATTGATCCGTATGGCAGGCTGAATTATTCGGTCACGCTGGTCAATTTTAGGGTCAATGGTGAGGTTGAAAGGAATTCGTTGGTCATCCCGCAGATGTTTGCCCAGATATTTCAGAATGCACCGACCTTGAGCTACAGGGCTGTAACGCAGTCATTCAGCGGGGTTGACAACAACGGATTTGGCTGGGCAAATCCATAGGGGCGTGTCATGGGCTGCCGTGTAACAATAACGAGCTTCATTGATGAGGCTGCGATCAATCAAGAGGATGGATTTCTCATTCCAATTGAGAATTTGGAGATCACACGCATCAAGCTCATATTCGAGATGGAAAGCGTTGGCACTGCATTCTCGTTTTCTGCCTTGAAGTTTTCGCTTTTTTACAGCGTGTTGTCCGGCATTATGATCACACTTTCGATAGAGGATTTCACGCTGAACGGGCAAGTGCCAAGCAGCACAGAAGATGTGAAAGCATACTTCAGGGAAGTGCTCAGCGGCAATGAGCAGTTCAGCTACAGGGAGATTGCTGTTTCTTTGCCGTACTACACAGCGGGATTCGAGGGCATCTGATGGCACACGGTGAACGTACAGACATGGTGGTTGAAGGATGTTTCAACCTGTGGTGGATGGGCGATTTGTTTGGCGGTGGAGAGGATTTGATGACGCTGAGCAACGCCATGCGCTACATCCCTGACGAAGATGATTGGATGTTTGCGCTTGCGCTCACTGAGTTTGCTTTCTTGGTCATGGCAGAGGATTATCCAGGGCAATCGGTCAGCGTTGGCAGCTTCAGCGCTTTGATCAGTGTTGGAGCGGACGGTGGTGTGAAAAGGAATGCGATTTTTCACGACCTTGTTGTGGATGGAATTCCTGCGATCAAACACCCTGGTTTTCCATTTGACGGTGAGCCTGCTCCGATCTTTCAAGGGATATTTGAAGCCGTGGCGGGGAGTGGCTGGCTTTCATTGAACCAATGGACAGGCGTTTCGCTGCGACACACTTGGGAATTGAACGGTCACAATTTCGTGCCAGGAGGTTGATATGCCGACAAGCGATGTAGGCAAAGTCCCAGCCGTGATTTGGCGGCTTATGAAGCTCAAGCCAAAGACGGTTTTGGACATCGGAGTTGGCTTTGGGAAGTATGGGATGCTGACCAGGGAGTATCTTGGGGCGTGGTTTTGGAGATACTTTCCAGCGGACCAGACCCACTACCAAAAAGACGGCCAGCGCATCGAAATCCCTGAAAAGAATCGGTGGGATGTTCGGCTGGTTGGTGTCGAGGTTTGTGAGTGGTACAGGCAGCCGCACCATGACTTCTTGTACGATGAAATCCATTGGGGCACGGATGCCCGATACACACAGGAGTATCTGGTTGAGCCGTTTGACGTCATTTTCCTCTTGGATGTCATCGAACACATGCCAAAAGAAGCAGGCAGGATTCTGCTCAACACGCTTTTCAAGCACGCCAAGATCGGCGTGTTTGTAAGCCACCCATTTCCAAATGAATCGGCTTTGGCTCAGAAAGCGTATTTTCAAGGTGAGTTGCGCAACGAGGATGAGACACATCATGCCGTTTGGAGCAACGAGGATTTCAGTGCATTCCCTCACGTGATGCACCTGAAGAACAACCAGGTTCATTTCCTGGCAAAAGAGGAAAGGTTCACGACGTGAACAGAGTCAAGGCGGTCAGCTACAAACCCAAAATCGTTTTCTTCATTGACAGGTTTGACTGGGCATTCGACCGGATTGCCAAGGCTGTCACAAGGCACATCGGCGGTGAATTTGAAATCGTCAGGGTGCCATATCCTGATTACATCAGGGAGCGATACAAAGAGCACGTGGATGTCGCTGTCTATATGTGGTGGAAAAGCGCGAAAACGCTCATGGACAACGTAAGTGCTGGGGCGCACATCATCGCCATATATGACGCATTCTCGTGGCCGAATAGCACAGATGCTTTGAAGGAAATTTCGAGGCGTATCGAAGGGGTGGTTGTTGCTAATCCACTCCTGAAGAAACAGATCAGTGCTGTCCTGCCAAAGACCAGATTCTGGTTGTGCGAGGATGGTGTTGATACAGGCTTTTTCAGCGAGCAGCCTATGCCAAGCGGGGAATTCACGATTGGTTGGGCAGGGAATTCAAAGGCAGCCGGTGGGATAAAAGGGCTGCACTTGATCGAATCCGCTTGCAATATCGCGGGCGTTGATCTGCTTGTTGCTGATCGGAATGATGCGCATGTGCCGTGGGGCATGATGCCGTCGAAATTTTACAAAGAGATACACGCATATTGTTGCGCATCGACGGCAGAGGGCACGCCAAATCCGGTGCTTGAAGCAATGTCGTGCGCACGCCCAATCATCTCAACCAATGTGGGGCTTGTGCCTCAGCTTGTGAACAAAGACAACGGGATCATTGTCAACAGGTCCGTGAGCGATATCGCAAACGCGATTGCCAAGCTGAAGAAAGCCAACGTTGCTGAAATGGGCAAGGCAGCCAGGGCGGCAGTGGAGCCATTTGATTGGTCGCTGAAAGCACAAGACTGGAAAACGGCGCTGCAGGAGTGTTTGCCCTGAAGGGTTGATCATGAAGCGTGAAATTCACCAGATCACATCTGCCAAATCGCTGAAGGCGGTCAAGAGAGGCGACAAAAAGCAGGCGGGAAAATCGCCTGACGACACGCCTGTGTATGCGATTTCGACGGCCAAAGAAGTCGATTTGGACCAGACAATGAAGGCGGTTGGCCACAAGCCTGCAACGCTTGTTGAGATAAACAACAGGCTGCGTATGAACGGCTGGGCTGTGGCGCATGTTTTCAAGAATTCCAATGGCGGCTATACGGTCAAGATCAAGCGCGGCGCTTCTGTGGTGGTTGCATCCGGTGCCAACCAGGAGCTTGCTATGAATTTGGCTTACATCACGGCAAGGATTCGAGATGGCAAACACAAGTAAGAATCCATATGCCATCAGATTTTTGGAACAAGAAATCCGAGAGGCGATTGCTGCGGGCAGCCATGTTCTTGGCGAGGCATATTGCATCCCCAAGGACGGGCTGACGGCGCTGATCGACTGCGCGAATGGCCTACCATTCCCATGGGTGGTGCCGGATTCGCAGCGGCAAGATGTATTTGTGCTGGCTGGTTGCCCTGTGATTTGCGAGGGCAATCCAATCGCTTTGGAAGATGTGTATGTGCCGGTTATTCAAGAGGGAAAGGCGGCACTTGATCGTCAGATGTCGGATCAACGCAGGCGTATCATCGAGTCTGATGACAAGCCTGAGCAGAAAGTCGAAAGGGTGAAGGCGACGGGAAAGCCAATCAAGAAGTGGGGCGCAAACAGGAGAAAAGATGGATGACGTGCTGACGCCAGATCGGCTGTCAGGGCCAGCTGTCCCGCACTACAAGACAGGCGCGACCAAGCCGGTGCGCTTGGATGTGACAGGCAAGACCAAGCGCCAAATGCTCATCAAGAAGCTGCGCAATGTGCGGCAGATGAAAGATGAGTGGATAAAACGCCAGGTCATGGAGTATGGCCGCACGGATGTCTTGGCAGGTGTCATCCTTGGATATGAGGTCATCCCCAAGGTCCACGGACGGATTTGTGAATTTCAGAATGAACATGATGAGGGCATGATCCTCATCTTTCGAGGCGCGGGCAAGTCTACCACAGGCACAATTGTTCGGTCGATTTATGAGATCATCCAGAATCGCAACGTCAGGGTTCTGATTGCATCCAAGACGGCGGACAACGCCAAGTCGTTTCTCAAAGAGATCAAATATCACCTTCAGAACAACGATGATCTGATCAGAATCTTTGGGCGATTCTATGATGAGGATGCTCACAGAGGCGGTAAGCAGAAGTGGGATGAATCCGCCATCAACGTCATGGGGCGCACGATCAGCGCCAAAGAAAACACAATCACTACGATTGGTGTTGAAGGCGCTATTGCTTCCAAGCACTACGATGTCATCATCTGCGATGACTTGGTTGATGAAAAGAATTCGATGACCAAGGGCCAACGTGATAAGGTCCGTGTGTTTTATTACAAGATGATTGACCCGTGTCTTGAACCTGGCGGGAAGCGATGGGTGATTGGCACTCGATATCACCCTGACGACCTGTACGGGCACCTCAAGGAAAACGAGTTCAGCAAGGCGATGTTGCATGTCAAGGCGCTGGATTCAGCGGGCTAATCGCCTTGGCCAGCGAAATTCCCTGCCAAGTGGTTTGAGAAGAAAAAGAGGCGCGTTGGATCGGCTATTTTTGATGCCCAGTATCAGAATGAAATTGACCGGATGGTTGGTGAGATATTCAGCTGGGACACTTTCGAGCAATACAAGGCGCGGCCACCGCTGAAGGGGCTGCGTGTTTTCCAAGCATATGACTTGGCGATTGGCACACGTGAAATGAACGACTATTTTGCGTGGTGCACCATCGGCATTGACAAGGACATGCACATCTGGGTGCTTCAGTGCGCGCAGAAACGGATGTCATTTTTCAAGCAACTGAACTTCGCTGCGCGCAATGCCAGGAAGTGGGGCGTTGTTCGGGCGGGCGTGGAGTCGGTTGCTTATCAGGCAGCCTTCATTTCTGCAATCAAGGAGATGGAAGGCACAGAGGATATCCGTGCCAAATTCGTGAAGGTGCCGCAGACAAAGGACAAGGTGCAAAGGGCGTGGGGCATCCAGGCGCTTTTCGAGGACAGCAGGGTGCACATCCACAAGAACAACATTGCTCTGATGGAGCAGCTTGTTGACTTCCCGAATGCGGAGCACGACGACATGTTTGATGCTCTTGAGATGGCGATATCTCTTGGTTTGAAGAAAGTCAGAGTCAGACGGCGCAGAGATTCTGAGCCAGGTCTGTTGTGAGGTGAACGATGGCAGGAATTGAAAGACGAAAAGCACGGCCAGGTGCCAAACGAGAGCAGCGGAACAACGTGGTGGCCAAGACCATTGTTGCCATCCGAAAAGATACGGATGTTGCTGGGAAGTCGAAAGGCTTGCCTGAAGAGCACCGCTGGGCAGAGTACCAGGGCACAGCCACGCTGATTGAACCACCATATGATACGCTTGTTCTGGCCATGATGCCGGAGCACAACAGCGAGTTGATGCAGTGTGTCGAGGCGATGGAAATCAACATCGATGGATTTGGGCACAGGGTGAAATCCCGTGTGTCGATTTCGCAGTCAACGCCTGATGACGTCAAGAGGGCGATTGACAACGAAATCAGCAAGATGAATTCGTGGATGGATATGGCGTGCATTGAGCATTCGTTTCCCATGCTCAGGCGCATGACGCGGCGTGACATGGAAACGACGGGCAACGGCTACTGGGAAGTTGTGCCGCACCCGTACACCGGAAAGCCGGATCAGATCGTTCACATGCCGTCGCATACAATGCGTCTGTCCACCCAGGATAACAACTTCACTGAATTCGAGCGGCCAGCCATCGAGATCATCGACGGAAAGCCTGTCAAGAAGATGGTCAAGGGGCACAAGCGCTTTCGACGGATCGTTCAGAGCCGTGATGGCAAATATGTTTTCTTCAAGGAGTGGTTTGATCCACGGAATATCGACTGTGTGACGGGTGACGTCATCCCTGAAGAGCAGCTCAAAGAAGCGATTGAGAAAGGGCGTTTGGCTCACCCGGCAATCCACTTCAAATTGTACTGCCCACGTTCGCCATACGGGTTGCCGCGTTGGATCGGAAACCTGTTCAGCATCTATGGCTCACGGGCGGCTGAAGAAATCAACTACACAACATTCACAAACAACAATGTGCCGTCGATGGCGGTGCTTGTCTCGAATGGCCAGCTGACAAAGGGATCAATTGGCCGCATCCAAGAGTATGTGGATGACCTGATTTCACGTTCGGACAATTACAGCAAATTCTTGATTTTGGAAGCTGAGCAGATGTTCGAGGATTCGGACGGTGCCAGTGGCCAGGTCAAGGTCGAAATCAAGCCCATGAATCAGGCGCAGATCCAAGACGCCATGTTTCAGGAGTATGACAAGAACAACAACGACAAGGTCAGGCGGGCTTTTCGATTGCCACCGATCTATGTTGGAAGCACATCTGACTATACACGATCAACAGCAGAGGTTTCGCGCAAGCTGGCTGACGAGCAGGTGTTCAATCCTGAGCGGCAAGAATTCGATTGGACAATGAACCGGACAATCATGCCAGCATTGGGAGCGATTTGGACGCTGTTTGTGTCGAACACGCCCAATGTGACGCACGATGAAGATTTGATCCGGCTGATGGTTGCCGCTGAAAAGGCGGGCGGCATGACGCCTCAACTTGCTCGTGAGATCGTTGCCGATGTCATGGGCCGTGACTTACCCAAGGTTGAAGATGACGACGTGCCAGCCAACACGCCATACACACTCACCATCGCTCGTGAGGCGAAAAAGCAAGGGCCAATCAACCAGGGCACGGTCGGTGCCCAGAAGTCGGTTGGTGGCAACGCAACGTTTGATATGCTGGTGGCGGCGCTGCTTGATTTCCGTGAAGGGATATCGCAGGAGCTGGCCAAACGAGAGGCGGCTGAAACGGCTTTTTTCACCGATGAAGGTGACGACGGCCAAGTCACACGCGTGAAAGCGAGATAGAATGCCAGCAGGAGCACCGCAAATGTTGCCTACGGCACCGAATGGGGTGTTGACAGGCGCTACCACACAGCAGCTCAGGAAAGCCGCAGAAGCTGTTGATTTGGTGCTTCTTGATATCGTTGTGCCAGTGGCCAAGGCGGTCACACCATGGCCGAAAGAATCGAACATTGACCGGATTGAAGCAGGACTGGCCAGCACACTCCACGGTCGTTTCACTGGCCAAGCACAGGTTGCCCTGGAAAAAGGGCGGGCGATAATCAACGCATCAACCAAGCCGTTCAAGAAAGCGGACATGGACCGGCTGATGCGTGAATTCGAGAGGGCGCTGTCATCGGAGCTTTTGGATGAGGCAACTGTGGGCACGATCCGCAGAGCAGTCAGTGCCATGTATTTGTTCGGGCGTGAAGGCATCGCCAAACAGACAGGCATCCGGTTTTCATTCAATCAACCAGACAGGCGTGCGATCAGGTGGTTGAAGAATGATTCGATGCATTGGGTGGGGAGTTTTTATGGCAAGGGGCTTTCGCAGGAGCTTCAGACGCTGACGCGCACGCTTATGTTTGAATCTGGGTTGGGCCGGAAAGAAGCTGGCAAGGCGTTGATGAGCGCAATTGACGGCAGGTTGATCAAAGGAATTTCTGGCGCAATCGGTGTGCCAGGCGGCTGGACAGGGACACCGCTGCAATATTATCAAGGGTTGGCTGGGAATATCCGCACGAGGGCATCCATATTTGGTGCCGTTGAGTCGTTTGTTCAGGCTGGTGTGGTTCGGTACAAGATACAGGCAGTGATGGACAGCCGCACATCCGAGCAGTGCCGACAGCTGAATGGCATGGTGTTTCCGGTTGAATATGCCGTGGAGACGCGGGACAAGATGATGGCTGCATCGAGTCCTGACGATGTCAAGAGTATTGCCGGTTGGAAAACGACCGGGCAAATCACAGATATCATGGGCGGGAAATCAGCTGCTGAGGCGTCGAAATCGCCTGAGCTTCAGCGCAAGATGGCAGACGCAGGGCTGAGCTTGCCGCCATACCATTTTCGGTGCCGGACAATTGTGCTCGTTGAAGATGCGGGCGCTGGCCCAGGCAGGGCACCGGCCACCTTGCCAAAGGTTGGAGCGCCAGCGGGCAGGAAACCACCTGTGGTTCCACCGCCAGTAGTGATTCCACCAACGGCCACACCGCTAAAACCACAGACGCCACCTGAGTCAACACATGTGCCGCCTGACGAGACGTTTGCCAGAACAACAGCCAAATACAAAGGCAAGCCAATCGAATCGGTTGAGGATATCGAGCAGCGGATGGGAGATGCTGTTGCAGAGATGATGGGCACAAAAAGGCTTGCCCGCACTGTATTTTATCAATATGACGAGTATCTTGGCGATGCCATGGGGCAGTGCACTTTGGAATTTGGACAATCAACGATCAGCATTGATGTGAAATCGTCTCGCGCTATTCGGGCGCTTTTGAAGAAAGGGCTGGACAACCCAAACATTAGCCACCAAAAGGGCTTGGCAACCTTGTTCCACGAGGTTTTGCATGCTGGGCAGGATGTAATTTCGAGAGGGCGTATTCACACTTACTTTGATGAGATACTCACAGAGGGCGCTGCCAGGTACAATCTTAGGCACATGGCCAACGCCATCGGGATTCGGATGGGAAAGGTTGCGTACAAGTATGACGGGTACAGGGCCAGGATGCAGTGGTTTGACGGCGTACTTGATACGATGAAGGTTGATAGGCGGGCTTTCTACACCAAGTGCAAGGCACGAGCTGCATTTGCTCCGCACAAGATGGCTGAGGCGATTGTGGCTGAAGCTGGCGTGAAATTTGCAGATCCAGAGATTGCTGCCAGGGGCATCGCTCAGGCGCTGGATTATTGCGCAAACTCAGGCAGATATTCAGCATTTGCAAAGAGCAAGGCGGCCATCAAAAAGATGATCAACGCGGGCAGTGATAACCAACGTACAGCGATTGTCAATCAGATGATAAGGGACACAAAGTGAGCAAGATCGAAAAGGCATACAACAGGCTGTCAGAGCTTGAACGAGCGGTGATGGATTCCAAGACGCACGCAGAGGCGAAAACAGCTTTGGCGGCGCTGGACAAGGAAACACCTGCACTGAAGAAAATCCTTGGCGCGGGCGATGTGGCAGGCATGGTCGAAACGTGCAGGAATTTCGTGAATTCACCAGCCAGGTGGAAGGTGCCGAAAAGCACTTGATCAAGGGAACCAAATTTGCATGTAGGTGCCATATCAGTGACATTTCAATATCAAGGCAAAAGGCTTTGAAAACTCTGGCTGTAGGTGCTCAAAGAAGTCTTTTGAACGTGACCAAGTGTTGAAAACGCGGTATCATATAGAGCAATGCCAACCACTGTAATGTAATGGCTGCTGCAAAGATCGTTGGCAGCACAGGAACAGGAGCGAAAAGATGGCAGACAAACCAGGCGATGTGGAGCGCAAGAAAGCCGTGGCCACACCCGATTTGAAGACGGCAAAGATTCACATGTTTGCCATCTTCTTGAGCGATTTTGAGCGGTGTGTGCGCTGGGCAACACGCGACATCCTCAAGGCGGGCGTGCTTCTGGACAACGCGGTCAAGCTGCAATCCTTTGCCAAGACCATGGATGAGATGCGCTGCGAAATTGAAGCGCTGGACAAGATTGCGTCGATGGTCTTGGCGAAAAAGGCGACAGACACGATATACAGCACAGCGCCACGTCCGATCATCGACATGGAAGATATCAACCGCATGATCGGGTTGATGCCCATCTTCATCGTCACCACGCCTGAGATTTCGACGTTGTTGCGTGAGAACAACTATTCCAGCTGGGCAGACAAGCTGGACAGCGCGGTGGCCCAGGCCAAAGAAGTCAATGATATGGTCAAGGGCATCACGGCTGTGACCACAGGCAAATCCACCCATCACTGCATTGAGTGCGACACGCTCAAATCCGTCGATGAGGGGCGTGCTCCGGTCTGTCCAGACTGCCATGCGCCAATGGAGAGTGTCGAGGCGGCCAAAGCACAGCGGCCAATCATCCTTGAGCATGACGCGGTTGTGCTGGTGGATGATGCGCTGGTGGTCAAGTCGATTGATGGCTTGGACATGCTTCCTGAAGTGATCAAATCGACGGGGCTGGAAGCAGCCGCAGGCGATGTTGGTGCACGGTCGCACATCCCGTTTTATCACTTGGCGCTTGTGCCTGCCGAGAAATCGGTGCAAGATGTCATGCGACCGGATGAGGTGGCGCAGCTGGTTTTCGACCGTGACGTGATCAAGACGAAAGGTGCTGCTGCCCAGTGGATCAGCACAAACGATGTTGGCGGATTGGAGTTCAGCCCACCGATGACGAGCGGTGAGCAGTTTTTCTCCAATCGAGAGGGTGCACCTGAATTCATCGAGGGCACACAGCGCACCGTTGATTTGGCCAAGGGTGTTCAAGCCGTTGTTGCCCGTCCGAAACCTGCCAACGTCACTCCGGTTGATATCTCCAAACTGAAGCTGATGGAAGGTGAAGCGGTTGAGGATTTCCGTGAGGATATGCGGAAGGCACTGCGGTCAAGCGGGCTGTTTGGCCTGATTGTCAATGATTACGACATTGGCGTGGTCAAGTGTTTCGACAAGATCGTGATTGTGTACAACTACCACACCGACCTGAAGTGGCAAGCGGATTGGAAGCGAGACGCGGCTGGCGCATTCACGTTCAGCAATGTCTTTGAGGTCAAGGAAACGTATGTGGCCAAAATCCTGAACGTCAAGCCGGATGAATCCGAGACGGAAACGATGAAGGCTGCCCAGGCCAAGCGTGCCGAGAAATATGGCATTGAGGCCACGGACGGCGTTGGGGAGTCGCTGGTGTATCCAATCGGCTATCCCACTGAGCTGGCCAAATACGCTGACCCAGTCAACTTGATGTTCCCAACGGACACCGAGAAACGGATTGTGGAAAGCGTCAAGCAATTCCATGCGGATGCTTCGCTGCTGTACGACAAGGACACGTCGAAAGCTGTGGTGCACGAGAGGCTGGCGACGGCGGCACTGGATGCAGACGTGGCATTTGCCTTTGACTCAAACGATCCTCTGGATGCCCTTCTGAGCGATGCGATGAAGGCGCGGTTGACACAGCCGCAGAACGTTTCCAAACGATTCGATGCGCAGATCATCGAGATTTCCAAGGCTGCCTCAGGCGCGTCTGAAGAGTGCTTGGTCACAGGAGTTGTGTTGCAGCCGGATGTCACCGATGCTCAAGGCGACATCTATGACGAGGATGTCATCAAGCAGGCGGCGCATGACTTTGTCGCATCCGTCCGAAAGCGGGCGCAAGAGGGGCAAGACGACATTGGTTATATGCATGTCGATTCGGAAAAGAAATTTGCCCTGGTGGAATCGTATGTCACGCCACAACCGCTTTTGATAAACGGCAAGAATGTGAAAAAGGGCGCTTGGGTGATGACGGTAAAAGTGCTTGACGACAGCGCGTGGGCTGAAGTAAAATCGGGACAACTCACGGGCTTTTCAATCCTTGGCAAAGCGATGGCGGTGCCCGTCGCTGCCTGAGGCAGAAAGGAACTGAGATGGCCGGTGTAAATCAAACCAAGCAACGATTCGTCAAGCTGCGGGTGAGCAAGGTCGATTTGGTCGATACACCTGCGA